GCTCAAGGTGCGCTGTGTCACTGAGAGTGTTCCAAGGTGGTGCGACAACCCACGTCGCTGCGTCTATTGCGTATACAAAGAGTCGGGCGGTATGTTGGCGTGCGAGCGCTTCGGGAGTCACTTTCCTGTGGTATGCTCGCATTGTCATCGTGCTGAGTTGGAGTTCCTGCGCTATCCACGTAGCGCAGAGGATCACATGTACCGTCACATGATCATTTGCCGCACTTGTAAACGTTGCAACAATACGATGTTTAAGTGGCCTAATGAGATTGATGTGCGTGTGTGTCTCCCTACCTCGTTGATTGCTGATGCTACCAGCTTCGCGCAGAAGCACCAGGCGAGTCTAGCCTGGGGTATCAAGCCTTCGAGTGCGGATCTTCAACTTACGAACCTTGAATGTGCCGCCAGGGACGGGTTCCGGCGTCGTGCGTACCTCACTGTTGGGCACGCTGCGGTGGTCGACGAACTGGTTTTCACTGGCTATTCTTTTGGTCGTGCTTGCATGGCCATTGTGTTGCCGCGCTTCTGCGGCATCTGCAGACCTCCCACGGCGTGGGCGGCGTACGACACCCCAGTCGGTGATCGACGGATGCCACGCATATTCGACATTTCAGAGGATGCCGCAGAGGAGGCGGACACAGGCACAGGCAGCGGTTCGAGAGGAGTTCGTGTTGCGCCGAACGGCGGGCGCACCGAGCAAGATGGCGGGGATGATGATGAGGCACCACCAGATGGGTACCCCGTCGGTGATTTCATATTCCCGCAGGCCGTTGGGACAGGAGATGCGGCCCAACAGGCCCAGGGTGAGGCGCCAGGAGATGCCATTTTGGCCCAGGACGCGCCAGCCCAAGGCGAGGCTGAGGACGTTGTGATACCAGTCGAGCCAACCCCTGCCCAGGCACTTGCTGAGGCAGAGGCCGCTACAGTTGTGGAGGAGCAACAACGCGCTTACGTGGAAGGCGCGGTATTGCACAGCACAACCACAACCATGCCAGATGATCGGGAGGAGTTGGTCGAACCACCAGGGCTTGAGGGTGGTGTGGCCAGCGGCAAGAGGACAGCGGCGGCGCGCTTTCCACTCTTGACCGCGAAACCCAATTATCTGCATTCCAACAACGCGAAGAACTTGCAGAGCGCGCACGACATGCGCAACATCGGCATTGGTCACCACAACCCTTTGGTATCAGAGGCCAAAGCTCGTGACGTCTTAACCGAGCAGCTGAAGGAGAAGTGTTTCAACGCGAAAGGCATCAAGCGTGCGATGCATTCGTTTGAATCAATTCGAGCCAGCGCGCTGCCGAAGAAGATGAATTACGAACAGCGAATGGCAGCTGAGTTGGAGGCCATGAATGCCGCGTTGCGTGAGGACGGTGTCGGCTTCGACACCGTCATCAAGGCTTTTGTTAAAGCCGAAGTGTCGGGCAAGGACAAGCCGCGTCCGATCGCCAACCATGGCGAGACGCGCTTGTTCGCCCTGGCGAAGGTCGCATACGCTTTCGAGCATTGTATGTTCGAAACATTTATGCGCGCTTCGATTAAAGGGCGCGGCAAGAGGGAGGCTATAGGCGAGATGTTTAAGAACATGAGCAATATGCGCGACGGCGCGCGCTGGGTGGAGAACGACCTGACGGCTTTTGAATTCGGAATATCCGAACCTCTTAAGCAAATCGAACAGGAACTTTTCCGCCATATAGCATCGCTCATAGGCGTAGAGGACTGCGGCAACTTGTTGTTCGACCGTGTGATCGACGATCGGGACAAGTGCGCCACATGGCGCATGACCTATCGCGACGAGACGGGCGAGAAGAAAACAATCAAGATCAAGCTGCCGCAGACTATGCGCGAGTCAGGCGACCGCGTAACAAGTTCAGGCAACTTTTTGCAGAACTTGTATGCGTGGGTATCGTATTTGGTTGATCCAGATTACGTCGCAGACGCGATCGACAGCCTTATACGGTTTAAAGGCGCCAAGATGTTCTACGTCTCAGCCAGGGACCGAACGCTCATCAACGTCAAAGGCAACATGGTGCGCAGGCGTTATATGGCCTGCTTTGGCTTTGAGGGCGATGATACAGTCGGGCGGTTCGAAGAAAAGATATGGCCGGAGAAGGACGAGCCTTGCCCTGTCAACGCGTTTTTCGCACGATGGGGTTGGAAGGCAAAACTCGTCTGGAAACCCCTCGACGGGGACAGCTACGTGCGTTTTGTTGGCTTCGAGGCCTTGCTGTCCAACAGCAAGATTGAGTACGACGGTGGTGAGATCGTCATGACGCCCGAAACTAAGCGTCTGTTGCAGACGAAGTCTTGGACGACTACGAGCGTGACACCACAAGAGCTCAAGACCTGCATTCGGATTTATGCAGCATCACTAGCGGATGGGTTCAAGCACGTTGAACCCATGCACGCGTTCTTGCGGGCTGTATTCGAGGACAATGCAGGTGGGGTGGACGTGAAGGCAGAGACCGTGCGTGAGTACGTTCTCGCAGTATCTGGTGTGTTGCCGGAGGCGGACATGAAGATCAGCCGAAACGTTGAGCTGCCCGGCTTCGAAGGTGCGGACCCGGTTAAGTGGAAGCGCCTGCTGACTGTCAGCGCAGGCGACTTCAACGACCGGGAATGGGCAACTATGTGCCATATCGGCACCGTGAATGTACACGGAGCCGATCTCGCGATCAGCGTGCCCGCCTCTTGGCGGGTGTAGCCTAATACACTTGTTTCACCCGCCGGCCGCTGCCGGTGTGTAATAGAAGCTGTAAGCATTTACGTGGCGTTCTTATGAGCGTAAATTACCTACGTGCTGTTGACACAGGGCCGTAGGGTCGTACACTTAC